AGGACGTATTCGAGCAAATCAAACAGGAACGCGAGCAGGAAGCCGAAGCTGGGATCAGCTTCAGCACCAGTTCGCACGGCAAAACCCAAAAGGAGGAACCATCCGATGACAAACCAACCGGAAATACTGACAAGGACGATTGATTTAACCTCCCGCTCCATCGTGGACACTGAAAGCCGCCTCGTGCGGCTTTCTTTTTCTTCGGAGGAACCCGTCACCCGCCAGTCGCTATTCGGCGATGCGTGGGTGGAAGTGCTGGGACACGCGGCGGAGGAAGCGGATTTCTCCCGCCTGAATAACGCCGCGCCGGTGCTGTATAACCATGACCGCAGCGAGCGGGAAAACCGCATCGGCGTGGTGGAACGGGCATGGATTGAAAATGGCCGTGGCTATGCGGAAATCCGCCTGTCCAAACGCGCTGAGGTGGAAGGTCTGTGGCAGGACGTGCGCGACGGCATCCTCCGCAATGTGTCGGTGGCCTACCGCATCAACGAGCGCAAACTGATCGAAGAACCTGAAAACCAGCCAGCCCGTTACCGTGTCGCCCGTTGGACGCCGATGGAAATCTCGCTGGTCGATATTCCCGCCGACGCATCCGTTGGCATTGGCAGGAAACTGGAGGCCGAAAGCCTTCCCTCACAACCAACCCAACCTAAAAAGGAGATTACCATGCCCGAAGCAGTCAAAGAAACCGGGGAACGTGCTGAAAACACGCTTCCCGCCACGCCGCAAGTTGATGTCAATCAGGTGCGACAGGAAGCCCTGAACGCGGAGAAATCCCGCCGCACGGAAATCCGCACGCTATTTGCAAAGCACGGCGATCATACCGCCTTGCGTGACCAGTGCCTTGATGATCCGGCAGTGGATGTGGGCGAAGCCCGCAAGCTGCTGCTGGAAGCCATTGGCAAACGCGAAGAACCGGTGGCCAGCAACCAGCGCATCGAAATCGGCGATACGGAGGTGGAGAAATTCTCCCGCGCCGCTGAAGATGCCATTGCCTACCGCGCCGGTATCGCTGGCAAGGATGTTAAGCCTACGGAACTGGTGGGCTACACACTGCTGGAGATGGCGCGGCAATCACTGGAACTGCGCGGCGTGCGTACCGCGCATATGGATAAGCGCGAGCTGGTGGCGCGTGCCTTTACCCATTCCACCAGCGACTTCCCGAAACTGCTGGAGAATAACTCCCGCAAGGCCATGCTGCGCGGCTATGAGGAAGCGGAGGAAGTCTTTACGATGTTCACCCGCACCGGCAATCTGACGGATTTCAAAACCCATAGCCGCGTTGGGCTGGGCGTGTTTGAGAAGCTGGATGAAATCCCCGAAAGTGGTGAATACAAGCACGGTACGATTGGCGAACGGGCGGAAAGCATTAAGCTCGCCACCTACGGCAAGCTGTTTTCCATCACCCGGCAGGCAATCATCAATGATGACCTGACGGCGTTTACCGACATTCCCCGCAAGATGGGGCGTGCGGCGGCGCGGACGGTGGGTGATCTGGTGTTCAGCATCCTGATTGATAATCCGGCGATGAGTGACAGTGTGGCGTTGTTCCATGCCGACCATAACAATCTGGCAAGCAGTGGCACGGCGATTACCGCCGCAAGCGTTGGCGCTGGGCGCACGGCTATGCGGACGCAAAAGGACGGTACGGCCACGCTCAATATCCGGCCTTCCTTCCTGATTGTGCCTGCCGCGCAGGAGGACACGGCGCGGGTGCTGATGACGTCGGAAACCGATCCTTCCAAAACCAACAGCCGCGTGCCAAACCCGGTGCGTGGTGCGGCGGAAATCATCGTCGATGCGCGGTTGGATGATGCCTCCACCACCGCATGGTATCTGGCCGCTGACCCGAACACCTTCGATACGATTGAAGTGGGTTATCTGGATGGCATTGCCGCACCGTTCCTTGACCAGCAAGACGGCTGGACGATTGACGGGGTGGAATACAAGGTGCGTATCGACGCGGCGGCAGCGCCGCTGGAGTTCCGCACTCTGTATAAGAATCCGGGCGCGTAAACCTTCCATCATTCCTACCCAACCAGCGGCTTCAGGCCGCTTTTTTTATATCTAAAACAGGAGAAATCTCATGGCTACCAACTATGTTCAGGAGGGTAAAACCCTCAACTATACCGCAGGCGCGGATATTACGTCCGGCCAGTTCGTGCTGATCGGCACCATTGGCGCTGTTGCAAAAACCGACATCGCCAATGGCAAAACTGGTGCGGTGCATGTATGCGGCGTGTTCAGCCTGCCCAAGGCCAGCGGCGCGGTGACGCAAGGCGCAAAGCTATACTGGGACGAGAGCGAAAGCGAAGTGACCACCACGGCAACCGATAACACGCTGATCGGCGTGGCGGCAGCAGCGGCGGCTTCCGGCGATAGCAACGTGCATGTGCTTTTGAATGTGGGGCTGTGATGGCGTTCATGGATGACATGCACGGCCACCATCTCACTTTGCTTGAAACGCTGGACGGGCGGGAGGTTCTTTATTCCCCGCAAGGGGGAGCCACCCGCCCGGTATCGGGGATGTTTCAGGCCTATTCGGAACTGGTGGGCGGCGAATCGGTGGAGGTGGTGGCCAACCACCCCGTGCTATCGGTTCGCACCGCTGATGTTCCGGAAATCGCCACCGGTGACAGCTTTACCATCGGCGGCGATGAATACGAGGTGGTGACCATCCGCCCGGACAGTGAAGGCATCACCGAACTGATATTGGAGGCGTTATGAGCCATGCTCGCACACAAATCCGGCAGGCGGTGGTGACATTGCTGAATGGCAATACCGAGGCAGGCAACCGCGTCTTTTCCTCCCGCGTGCATCCGCTGGATGATGCGAAACTCCCCGCCCTGTTGGTGTACACGCCGCAGGAAAATATCGGGGAACGCTCCATGCAGCGGCCACGCACTCAGCAACGCCAGTTGCAGCTGGCGGTGGAAGGCTATCTCAAGGCCAGAGGCGATATTGACGCCGAAGCCGATGCGCTGGCCTTAGAGGTGGAGCAGCTGATCGCCGCTGACCCAACACTTGCCGGGCTGGTGAAAGACATCTCGCTGGAAAGTACCGCCACCCAGCTTTCCGGCGAGGGTGAAAGGCCGGTGGCTGTCATCACCCTCACATTCGCGGTGCTTTACTGCGTCAAAGAAAACGCGCCGCAAACGCCCGTTTAACCAACACAACATCATAGGAGAATTATTATGGCTACCCACGCTGGCAGCGAGGGGAAGGTCTTTGTCGGATCGTCCCAAGTCGCAGAAGTAAAATCCTGGTCACTGGAAATCACATCCGACACGGTGGATGCGTCCATCATCGGCACCGAGTGGCGCAAGAATCAGGCAACCATCAAAAGCTGGTCAGGCAGTCTGGACGGGTTTTGGGATGAAACCGACACCACCGGCCAAGGCGAACTGACCGCAGGTGCGACCGTCACCCTCAACCTTTACCCGGAAGGCGATGACACCGGCGCGACCTACTGGAGCGGTGACGCCATTGTGACCTCCATTTCCTACAGCGCATCCTTCGATGGGCTGGTGGAAGTCACCTTCAGCTTCACCGGCAACGGGGCGCTGACTGAACAAACTGTAGCAGAATAAGGGGGCAACTATGAAAACGATTGAGCGCGTAAAGCAGCATTATCAGGGACAGGAACGGCTGGTGATCGCCGTACCGGAATGGGGCGAAAAGGATGCGCCGCTGGAAGTCCACATCCTGCCGATGACGATGGCGGAAGCCAGCCTAATTCAACGGGTGGCGGGCAAGAAAGCCTCCGGCATTGAAAACGCCGTCTATTCCCTGATCGTCAAAGCCCGCGACAAGGACGGCAATCGCCTGTTCAAAATGGAAGATAAGGATGATCTGCTTAATTTCGGGGATTGCCGCGTGATTTTACGCATCAATGACGAGATCGAGCGCCACTTCTTCCAGAGCGTGGAGCAGGTCAAGGGAAACTCCGACGCGACACACTCCGACGCAACCAGTTAGCACTGGCTTACCGCCTCAACAGGCAGCTTTCGGAAATCGAACACATGACCACCGTGGAATTCACGGAGTGG